ATGCTATATCTAATCCTTCTAGAACACCCCCACTAATACCTAAAGCTTTAGTAGTATTATCTATTAATGTTAAACTATTATTTAATTGTTTAACTAATTTATTTTTTTTATTTACTATAGAAGTTAATTCTGCTTGAGAAGGACATAATGATTTATTATTAATAGCATCTGTAATTTTATCTTGATTTTGAGCTATCAAATCAGTAGCTTTAGTTACTCCAAATCCTGCTATTAAAGTTAATACTGTAGGGATTAAGGTTGATTTAATAGTGTCAATTTGATTAGATAAACGTTCTTGGGAAAAATAATCTGCTCCTTTATTTCCTTTAGAAAGTTCTTTAACTTGATCAGTATTTAATTGGGATGCTTTAATTTTATCTTGTTCTAAAGCAATATTGGTAGGAGTTAATGATATTACTCCTAAATCAGTTTTTGCAGTACCGTCCCCTTTATAAGGAATTATTTCCTTAGATTCATATCCAGGAGCAGAAATAAGTATCTTTGGTAAATCTTTAGGATCTACTGTAGATAGAGAAGATGAAAGTTCTACTGATATTTGAGGTGGTTCTTGAAGAGGAGTTGGGTTAGCTGTTGAAGGAAAAGGAGTTGTTTTTGGAGCATTTATTCCTCCTCCGAATGGGTTTGTAGTTTCAACTTTTACTCCTTGAACTGGTTGATTTGTTTCACTATTAATTATTACTGCGGGAGCATTAGTTATAGTAGGTGGTTCTGGGAGTTCCCAAAGATTAATAATGGCAAATTGTTGAGTTTTACCAGAACCTATTAATTTTACGGATTGTAAATATTTATTTAAATTTATGGTTGCTTGTTGAGTACTTACAAGAGTATTATCTGATTTTCTAGTATAAGCAACAATTATACATCCAGCAGATGATGCTTCTGATCCTCCAGCATGGAAAAAACAGCTATCAAAAGCTATATTTCCTCTATCAGTAGCAAAAGTAGAAGGAGTATAAACATCAGATTCATACACAGTCCTCCCCCCAGGATCTGATTTAGATGAGATCACCATTCCCTTTCCATTATAAAAGGATTTTCTAATCCAATCCTTTCCTGTAGATGTTGTTAAATTAATATTATATACATTAGAAGGAATACCATTAAATTTACTAGCATCTTGTATTGTATCTGGGAGAGCGGTTTTTTCGGAAATTTTTTTAGTTCGAATAGCATCTTCAACCGTAAAGGCTAAAACTTGTTTATTATACCATAAGGTTCCACTAGTTCTTCCACCCCCATCAGTTTCTGTTGTAGTTGTTTCTCTAACTAAAACTACATATTTAGGATTAGAAAGTAATATTTTAACAGATTCAGGAAGTGAATCAAATGCGATATATTTCCCATTCAGATTTCCTCCAATAGGTGTTGATAAATTAACGGCATTTGCAAAAGGATAACTCATTTTAAATAGTTTTTACAAATGTTGATTTAATACTATCTATATCGTTGTATACTCTTTCAAAAACCTTTTGAGCAGAGTTAGCTACGGTTAATATGGTTGAGTTTGGGACAGGAGCACCCTGGGGCCAGTCTTGAATTGATTTAAGTGCTTCTGTTAAATTTTTCATTTCTGTAATTAATATTTTTAAATATTCTACAGTATCATTTCCTTTTAAAACAGCTTGAGAAGCATCTTTTCTCCCTAATCGTATATCAGTTCCATCTAAATAAATCTGTTTAGCTTCTATATTTATACTTCCATTTGAAGATAAACCAACTGAATTTTGTCCACTAATTAATACACTATCACTTTTAGCATTAATTACAACTCTATCTGAGTTAAGTATAACTTGAGGGTTAGTATATTGAGCGGGGGTTGTTGGTGGTGCGGTATAGGAAATAAAATTTTCATTTGCTATACTGAATGGGAGTTTTTGATAGGAGGTTAAATAAATTGAGGATAAATCCTTATTTAGGTTCTCAGTTATAGGTTCAGCTCCAAAATTACTTACATTTGGGTTTTGACCATTTCGTAAAATAGTAATAGGATCTCCATTATTGCCTGAGGTAGACCAAGGGTTAGTTATACTTCCAGTTGCATTTGTAGAACTAAATCTAACACTTTGACCCCATCTACCTTCATATATTACATCTCCAACATAAGGTAAAAGAGGGTGAATATTTCCTTTTTCTACAAAACTACTATTTGGATCTAAATTAATAGGATTATTATCTATTACATTATATGCTCCATTTTCAACTTGGGAATAATTAAGTTGTTGTGAGGGTGGTAATGTTTGTTTTGAAATTGCTGATGGGTTAGGATTAATGTTAACAGAAGCTATCCCATACATTGATAGTGGGGAATCATACACATATTGACCTCCAAAAGAATTAGGTGCTACTATATATCTAACCCAAACATATTCATTTATTAATGGAACTATAGTTTTATAAGGGTCTGAAGGGGTAATATTAGGAATAATTTTAGATGGAGATATAGCATTAGCATTAACTATTTCACCTGAAATACTTCCTATAGCATTTGGGGGTAAAGATGGGTCAAGATTTACTTGGGTTACTCTTACTAAAAAAGAAGTTTTGTTACCTGAAGAAGGTTGGGCTCCTTTATTTGAAGAAGCCTTATTAACCATTGAAGGAAATCCAAATTTACCGTATGACATTAATCTTTAGGATTAAATTTTTTAACTTCAGATAACAATTGTGCTTTTTCATCCTCAGTCATACCAAACCCTTCGTCTTCCGATTTACCTGTAGCTAGGGCACGTTGGATAATTGTAGCCATTTTAATTAACTGCTCATCATTTTTGATACCTAATTCCATATATTCCTTAATTAAAGGAACAATCAAAGTAGCATCACCAATATCATTAATAAGTGGTTTTAACTCACCTATTAAAGCCGTAATTTGGGTCTCTTTTTTCTTTTGGTTTTCGTAAATTTCCTTAAGAATGTCTGAGAATTTTTTCTTACCAAATACGTTTGATTCTAAATTACTCATATGTATTGTTTTTTATAAATATAAACAACTACTAGAGTTGGAAACTCATATATCCTTCCTCTAAATAAAATAGGTAGTTTTTCTTAAATACGTCGTATAATACACCTGCTATTTTAGTAATCTTAGGAGTTTTAGCATCTGGGATCATTTCGTGTATATAAATGTAGAGGGCTTTTTTATTGAATACGTCTATACTATCTCGTTTTCTAAACAGTTCTAAAACCGCATCCGCAATTTTTGCATCGTATTCTTTAGGGAAGATTTCGTATAAATTAAAGCTGACGAATTCAACATATTCATCCATAAAATGAGATAATCTATCATCTGAGTTATTTGGTTCAATAGTATATGTGTGGTCTGAATCGTCTTTGGATAATTCATCTACTGAAACTTTACTAATTTTACTTTTGTAATTTTTCTCGTTATATAAAATACACCATCGTTTTACAATAGTACCGAAATAAGAATACGCCTTAGCTCCATTCTGGGGATTAAATAAGTGGATTTTAGATAAAAGAAATACTATAATCTCATGTTGTAAATGCTCTAAATTTTCTACTTCAGTATGATAAAATTTGAACGTATGGATTATATTTTGAGTAAGTTTAAAAAATGCGTAATGAATACGGTCTTCATAAATTTTACTCTTCAAAACAGGATCGACCGTATTATTATATAACACGATCGCATCCTCAGTATCTTGAGTAAAGTAATTTTTACTTCCCGGTTTTTTAGGCATTTTAACTGAATTTTCTAAGGTTGAATTCATTGAGGATTTCTTGAATTTTTAAAATTGATTGAAATATAACCCCAACTTCATCATCCTTTTCAAACACACCTCCACGATCTAATTCTCTCAATTTTTTATCTGAGATTTCGATTGTACGAGATAGACGGTCTAAATACATTAAATATCCCGCTAATACATCTTCTTGTTTTTCTACTTTACGCATAAGGTTAAAAGTCGTAAATCCTAAGATTACGACTAAAACCGATAAAACACTAATTACTACTATTGTCATAAGCTATCTAACATGTTTTTTAAACTATCACTTTTAAATGTACCTAAAGCTTTAGTTTTGGTTGATGTCTTTTTAGACATGTTGGGTTTATTCCCTAATGTAAAATTCCCTTTTCCGGCATCCACGGGCTTCTTGTCCTCTTTTAACTTAGGTAACCATTCACGTTCAAACTCGATACGTGCTGCCATTAAATCGGCCTGGTGTAAGATAAAAGGTAGAGACGTTCTTGGTTTTTGTTCTGGCATATAGGACATAAGGTATTTTTCATTTGCCTTATCATATAAACCATCATGCGTCTGAATAGCAATCATCTCATTAAATGTATACTGGATACCATGTGACTGTAACATAAATAATCCTCTATCTGGGACGGATGCAAATGGAACTTTGGTATTGAACATATAATCCTCTCCTAATTTTTCACGTCTCCAATTATCGGTCTGAGGGATATAAGATTCTTGTTCTTCATCTCCCATTTTACCTAAATCATGATTCAGGGCTGAAAATACTAATTCTTCAGTTGTAAAAGTAGACATATCACAATCTTCAGATTCCCATAATTTAGCTTGCTTAATAGCACATCGAATAACGCGTAAAACATGTTCTACATATCCTCCGGGGAAAGCATTATGGTATTCTTTTTTATGCGCGGCAGGCATTAATATTATGCGTTCGGAATA